ATGATCGCCTATGCAGGGCGCAAGTCCCTGCCCGAGGAGTAAAAAGAAAGGGGGGAGCAAGATGGCAAACGAACAGAACCTGAGACCTTCGGAGTATAAATTCACGGATGAAGACCGGGAAAAAGCAAGGAGAGCACGACAAGAGAATCTCAAGAAGCGGAAAACGTTCGCCCAGATTTTCGATGCATGGCTTACTTCAGACCACACGGACAAGAAAGGAAACACCATGAACGGTGCGGAAGCCCTTGCTCAGGCGGTGATAGCAAAGGCGGTCAAGGGTGACCTGCGTGCCTTTGAACTTGTGCGTGACACCATCGGTGAGAAGCCCGTGGAGAAGGTTGCGAAGGTAGAAATATCTCAGGATATACGGGACAAGGTGGAAGCCCTTGTCGAAGAATATGGACAGAAGTCAGGCAATTAAATTTCTTTTGGAAAACCCAGTAGGCTACGGACACCTGCTGGGCTTTGACCTACTTACAGACATTCATAACGGGTGGCTGATAAGGATGATTCAGGGGACGCAGGACGACACTCTTCAGGCTCACCGAGGGTCGTACAAGACCACCTGTGTGTCCATCGCCCTTGCTGAGCTGATGATTCTTCAGCCGGGGAAAAGGATTGCTTTCATTCGAAAGACGGACGACGACGTGAAGGAGATCATCAAGCAGGTCAAGAACATACTTATAAGCCCCGTAACGGCTGTTTTAAGCGGTGCAATCTGGGAAGATGATATATTCCTCATTGAGGACAATTCCGTGGCTTTAACGACGAATCTGATGGGTGACATCAAGGGTACGTCACAGCTCACCGGGTTCGGGACGAAGTCGTCCGTCACGGGTAAACACTACGACATTATCTTCACGGACGATATTGTAAACAAGGAAGACCGGGCAAGCCGGGCGGAACGGGAGAGGACAAAGGCGTTTTATCAGGAAGCATACAACCTGAGGAATAGGGAAAATGGGTGCAGGATATTCAATTCCGGGACTCCGTGGCACCCGGACGATGCTTTTTCGCTGATGCCGCCGCCGACCAAGTACGACTGTTATCAGACGGGGCTTATGACAGCAGAGCAGGTAGAAGATGCTCGGTTACACATGACCAAAAGTCTGTTTTCTGCCAACTACCTGCTGAAGCACATAGCAGACGAAGACGTGATGTTCACCGAGCCAGTCAAGAACGCAGACCCGGCTCTTGTGGAACAGGGAATCTGCCACGTCGATGCGGCATACGGCGGAGACGATTACACGGCGTTCACCATCATGCGACGGCATGACGGAAAGTACTACATCTTCGGAAAAATGTGGCAGAAGTCCGTCAGTGACGTTATGGATGATATATGCAGATTCCGGGCGGCTTTCAATGCCGGGAAGATCAGTCTGGAAACAAACGGCGACAAAGGCTTTCTTGCAAAGGATTTCAAGCGTCGTGGTGAAAGGGTGAACCCGTACCACGAGGACATGAACAAGTATATCAAGATCAGCACCTACCTAAAAGCTATCTGGACAGACGTGGAGTTTGTAGTCGGGACGGACGAGGAATACATCAGTCAGATTTGCGACTACAACGAAAAAGCCGAACACGACGATGCCCCGGATAGTTGCGCATCACTGGCACGGTTACTATGGCGTAAGGGCGAAAGCACCTACAAGCCATTGTTATACGGATAAAAGGGGAGTATATCAATGATCACGTATCAGGACTATCTTGAAATTGGACAGGGAGACAAGGAACGTATGGACTTTGTCAGGGCTGTCATCAAAGACCACAAAAATTCCGCTGAGTACAAAATTGCGAAAGTGGCAGAAGCGTACTACGAGCATCAGAACATGACAATCATGGAATATCAGAAACTGCTGTATACCATGACTGGTCAGGCCGTGCCGGATAACTTTTCCGCAAACTACAAACTGCGGACGAATCTTTTTAACTACCTTGTCACGCAGGAAAACCAATATATCCTTGGCAACGGCACAACATGGGGCAAGAAAGACACCAAGGACAAATTGGGAACGAACCGCATCAAGTTTGATTCCCAGCTTATGAAGGCCGGAGAAATGGCACTGGTGCAGGGTCAGTCATTCGGATTCTTTAACCTTGACCATCTTGATGTCTTTGGCCTTTTGGACTTCGCTCCACTGTACGATGAAGAAAACGGGGCGTTGATGGTAGGTGTCAGATTTTGGCAACTGTCTGATAATCGCCCGTTGCGTGCTACCTTCTACGAGGTGGATGGATACACGGATTATGCATGGGGCGGTGATAAGGACGAACAGAACAACGGATACATCGTCACACCGAAACGGGCATACACTTACACCATCACATATAGCGAAGCTGACGGGGAAAAGATTTACAACGGGGAGAACTACCCGTCTTTTCCCATCGTTCCCATGTTCGCAAACTCGTTCCATCGCTCAGAGTTTGACGGCATGAGGGAGTGGATTGACTGTTACGATTTGATCATGTCCGGCTTTGCGAACACGATTGACGAAGCGTCATATCTGTACTGGTCTATTCAGAACGCCGCTGGAATGGATGACGTAGACCTGTCAAAGTTCCTTGACCACATGAGGACAGTTCACGCCGCTGTAGTGGAATCAGAAGGGGCAACCGCCGAATCACACACCATAGAAGCACCCTACAATGGGCGCAAGGAACTTCTGAATACTCTGCGTTCGCTGATCTTTGACAATTTCATGGCTCTTGATGTGAAGGCCATAGCGTCAGGGGCTATCACCGCCACGCAGATTGAAGCATCGTATGAGCCGATGAACGGCAAGGCAAACAAGTACGAGGACAGAATCAGGGAATTTGTCTATGCTATCCTTGACCTTGTGGGGATTGATGATGAACCAACATGGACACGCTCTCGAATCATCAACAGAAGTGAGGAAATCACGTCTGTTCTGCAAGCCGCACAGGCTCTCACTCCTGAGTATGTAACAAGAAAGATTCTGACCATCTTTGGGGACGGTGACCTTGCCGATGATATGCTTGCACAGATGGACGCTGACGAGATCGAAAGCTACAGGGCAAAGGTTGAGCAGTTAGAAGATCAGGTAGCCGCCGCCCAGTCTGTAAACAATCAGGAGCAGACACAGGGACAGCCGGAAGAACAGACAGAGGAAGTTTGATAAAGGGGTGATGCTATGGCAAGGAAGATCAGATTTCCCGTTGACATAGCGCACCGGGAAACAGACGAAGTTATAGAGACCATCGAAGGGGAACTGGCAAAGGAATATTACAAGGCGGCTGACGCACTGACCGAAAAGTTAGCCGCCTACATGAAACAGTTTACCGATCAGGACGCAGTACAAAAGAAACTGCTTGACGCTGGAAAGATCACCGAAAAGGATTACAAGGACTGGCGATTCCGTCATATCATGATGGGCAAGCGGTGGGAATCCCTGCTTGAAACTGTCGCAGAGGACTACGCCAATGTGAACAACATTGCGAAAAGCGTGGTACATGGACACATGGCAGAGGTTTACGCCCTCAATCGGAACTTTGAGACATTTCAGATTCAGAAGACGGGAAAACTCACATATTCCTTTGACCTGTACAATCGCAAGGCGGTTGAAAAGATGTGGCGTGAGAATCCGAAGCTGATACCTGACCCCCGTCCCGGCTCAAAAACCGCCCTGCGCATCAAGAAAAACAAGGATGTGGCATGGAACAAAAAGCAAGTGCAATCCGTAGTTACACAGGCGATAGTACAAGGGCAGTCTATCCCGGAAATGGCTCGATGCCTTGAAGAAGTCACGGAAAAGAACTATGATGCCGCTGTCAGAAACGCAAGAACCATGATGACTTCAGCACAGAACGCAGGGCGTGAAGACAGTATGAAAGAAGCCGTGGAACTGGGTGTCAAGATGAAGCGTGAATGGGTGGCAACGCTGGATGATAGGACAAGGCATACACACAGGGATTTACACGGGGTCAGAGTTGACGTTGACGAGCCTTGGGTGACTGAATACGGCGATGAGATCATGTATCCGGGTGACCCGTATGCTGATGCTGGTGAAGTCTATAATTGCCGTTGCACCATGCGTTCTGTGGTCGAAGGATTTGAAGGCAATACGGTAACCTCTTCCCCGAAGATGGGTGAAATGAGTTACAAGGACTGGAAAGAGGGCGGCAGATAATGGCGAATGTATCTGTGGAAATGCAGTCCCACGCAGACGAGATCATCACGGCGAAAGATGAGATCATTGCCCGTATACTCGAAACGTGGGGACAGATAGCAGAAGGCGAAGCAATCAACATCATAACGTCAGAAGGACGTGTGGACACTGGAAACCTGAGAAACAGTATATCCCATGAATCAGACATCGACGCAGAAACCACCTACGTCGGGACGAACAACGAATATGCCATATATAACGAACTGGGAACAGGAATCTACATCGAAGGCGGCAGACAGACCCCGTGGATGTACAAGGACGATGAAGGGAACGTGCATATCACACGTGGCATGAAGGGAATACACTTCCTGCGTGATGCCATACAGAACAACCTTGACACCTATCAAGCCATAGCTGATCAGGAACTGCGGAACAGCTGAGATAATCAACACTTGACGATTATGTGGGGGATGTGGTAGAATTGAGCAAACAAAAAAAGAGCAACGAAGTGCGGTGTGACTGCGGCAAATTGATTGCTATCATTGAAAACGGAAAGATAACAGTCAAGTGCAGAGGATGCGGCAGAATCATTCCACTTGTGGTTGCTGATAAAGAGCCAAGAGCCAAAGGATAAGAGCCAAGAGCCGATTTGCAGTATAACTGCATTTCGGCTCTTTTTTGTTTTACCCGAAGAACCGGGGAAAATACCACCGAAGAACAGGGGGATAATTGTTATGGCGTTGACACGCAAATTTTTAGCCGCTTTTGGAATTGAAGCGGACAAGGTAGATCAAATCATTGAAGCCCATGTCGAAACTGTAGACGCTTTGAAAAAGGAAATTTCCGACCTCAAGGAACAGGTCGAAACCACATCGAAGGGAAACGATGCTTACGACAAGCTGAAACAGGAATACGACAACTACAAGAAAGAGGTACAGGACAAGGAAGTTGCGGCACAGAAAAAAGATGTGCTTGCAAAGATAGCCAAAGATGCCGGGCTAACTGAAGCTGGCGTGCAGAAGGCTATCAAGTATTTTGACCTGAGTACCTTGGAGCTTGACGGCGAAGGCAACGCCAAAAACAGCAAGGATATTCTCAAGGGCATTAAGGAAGAATGGTCTGATTATATCCAGCATACCACCAAAGAAGGTGCTACCACAGCGACCCCACCTTCTAATACTGGCAAGAGCAAGATGACAAAAGAGCAGATCATGGGCATCAAAGACCGTGGCGAACGTCAGAAGGCTATTGCCGAAAACCATGAATTATTCGGATTTTAAAAAGGAGAAAAAGAATGGCTAATGTAGTCACTACCGCCGAAACCAATCTGATTACCATTCAGCAGATGGCGAAGGCAAGAGAAGTCGATTTTGTTCAGCAGTTTACCCATGACAGCCTTGACAAACTGATGGAAGTGCTGGGCGTTACCCGTAGAATCCCCATGATGGAAGGAACTACGATGTACTACTACACCACCACTGGTACTTTACAGAGTGGCGCAGTTCCCGAAGGCGAAGTCATTCCCCTGTCTCAGTTTGCGACCGCCAAGACTCCTATCGGGGAAATCACTCTGAAGAAGTGGAGAAAGGCCGTATCTGCCGAAGCAATTAAGAAGTCCGGCTATGATGCCGCAGTCAATGAGACCGATGCCGCCCTGATGCGTCAGGTACAGAACGGCGTGCGTGCTGACCTGTTTACTTTCCTTAACGGAACTATCACTGGTTCTGTGTCCGCTACTGGTCAGGGTTTACAGGCCGCCCTTGCTGACGCATGGGGAAAACTTCAGGTCGCATTCGAGGATGATACCGCTGAGTCTGTATACTTCGTGAACCCTGCTGACGTTGCCAAGTATCTTGGCGGTGCGCAGATTTCCATGCAGACCGCATTCGGCATGAACTACATCGAGAACTTCCTTGGTCTCGGTACTGTGATCATGTCTTCTCGCATCACCGCTGGTACTTTCATCGCTACCGCAAAGCAGAATCTGATTCTGTACTACCTGACCATGAACGGCGATATCGCAAACGCCTTCAACCTGACCGCTGATGAGACTGGTTTCATCGGAATCAAGTCCGGCTATCAGAATGAGGAACGTGCGCAGATCGAATCTCTTGTCATGGATGGCATTCAGATTCTTGCGGAATACGCTGGCGGCGTTGTGAAGGGTACTATCACCTATCCGGCGGGCTAAAAGATGGCAGAACGGGTGACATACTCCGTCAACTGGAAAGATGGTCTGAACCTACGGGAGAAACCGAACAAGGAAAGCAAAGTCCTTGCGGTTCTCCCGTATGGGGAAAAGATCAAGGTTGACAAGACGGCGAATGCGCCGGATGGTTGGCTTGCTGTCAAAGACGGCGGCTATGTTATGTCCGAGTTCTTGAAGTAAAGGGGGAACGGATATATGCTCACCGAGATTTGTCAGCATCTCCACAACTGGTTTGACAGAGATCAGGCCAAGTGGATAGGTTCATTCGTCATTGATGATAACGGACATATAAGCCTTGTGGGCGGTGCGTTGTCATTACAGGATGGACAATATTACAGGATTGTAGGAAGCCTGTTCAATGACGGGGTGCATAAATATCCGTCCACTCTGATGCCGGAGGAGTTTCATGGGGCGGTGTGGTCTATGGCTATACCGCCCGTTGTTGTTTCACTGGCTGATGAAATCGAACTGTGGCAGGACAAATATGGCGGCTATGATTCCGTCAATATGTCTCCCTACAATTCCGAGTCTTTTGGCGGCTACAGCTACAGCAAAAGCGGTGGCGGTGCGTCAGCAAATGGTCAGGGCGGAACGTGGCAAAGTGCTTTCGCATCACGTCTGAACCCGTGGAGGAAATTGCCATGAGTTTGCTTGATGAATTTATGGAAACGCTTGTCATGATTGACAAGACGACCCAGCCGGACGGATACGGCGGTATCAAGACTGTGCATACAGACGGTGCTACCTTTCAAGCGGCGGTGGCCTTTAACGCATCAACAGAAGCACGAATCGGAGTTGTGCAAGGACTGACAAGCCTGTACACGATTACCACGAAAAAGAACATCAACCTTCAGTATCACGATTTACTCAGACGTGTATCTGACGGAAAAGTGCTTCGGGTGACATCCGATGGGGATGATTTAAAAACCCCTGCATCTGCCACGCTGAATATGCGAAATGTAACGGCAGAAGAATACACCCTTCCCGTATGAGGTGAATTGTGAACACATGGCAAGCGCAGTATGATTTTTGGTCATCGTTCGGACTTCCGGCATACAACGAATTCACGAGCATAGATGAGGAAATTTTCAACGAACAGGACAAGTTTCCGTATCTGACCTACGAAGCATTTTCGGGTGTATATGATCAGGTCAGGGCGGTAAATGTCTCTCTATGGTATCGCTCCGCAACGTGGGAAGATATATCACTTAAAGCCGATCAGATAGGAACGGCTATCGGCGAAGGTGTAACACTACCAGTTGATGGCGGTATGATGTGGATTCACAAATCAAACACAACCCCGTTCGCTCAGCCTGTTGATACGGGATATGCGGACAAGCAAATAAAACGCATCAATCTCCTTGTGGAGATTGAATTTTTAAAATCATGAGGTAAAAGGACATGAAGTATACACAGATTCCGAACGATACTTTTCAGCACCTTGTATTGAACGCTGGTATCCTCGTTGATGAGTTTACCCCTGCTGATGGTACTATCGGAAACCTTCTTGGCGCAACGACTGGCGGTATCACATTCAACGCCAATCCCACTTATAGCGACTGGGGCGAGGATATCGACAACTGCCCGAACAACATGATGGAGTTAAAGCGAATTGACGGATATGACCCCGTCATGAGCGGAACTTTCCTGACTGTTACCGGGTCAAGTCTTGAGTCCCTTGTAGGCTCTGCCACAAAGACATCCACGAGCGGCGTTGACAAGGTAGTACCGAACAACGAACTGAGTACAACCGACTTCAAGGAAGTGTGGTGGATTGGTGACTACTCTGATAAGAACACAGGTGCAACAGCCGGATTCATGGCTATTCACCTGCTGAACGCTCTGAATCAGACTTCTTTACAGATCACTACAACCAAGAATGGAAAAGGCCAGCTTGCCTTTGAGTATCACGGACATTATAGCCTTAATGCACAGGACACAGTTCCCTTCGAGGTATATCTTAAAGCCGGGACAGTGTAAAGGCTGACAACAGGAGGAACACGCTGTGGATAAAAAGAATCTCGCTACCTGCACGCCCATCGAATTTCTGAAGCAGACGAACCGTATCAAAAAGGCAGTCGAAAAATGGCTGACAGTGAATGAGATCACCGAAATCAGGAAACGTATGCCCGACTTCAATGGTGCTGATACCAAGGAACAGAAAGCCGAACTGATCAAGAAAAAGGCGTTTGAGAACATGAGCCTGATTCTTGACAACTGCCTTGAAAAGCACCCGGAAGAAACGCTGGAAGTCCTTGCCCTTGCGTGCTTTGTAGAGCCGCAGAACGTCAATGACTATCCGATGTCCTTCTATCTTGGTCAGGTTGCGGAATTGATGGGCGATGAAGGTGTGTTGAGTTTTTTTATCTCATTGAGCAGATTGGGGCAGATGAATACTTTATCTGCCTTGAAAGCATCAGGACAGATTTCATAGAACTAATGGGAAGGCGGTACATTATCGAGCACGTTGCTCAGACGTACCGCCTTCGTCAGATAGACCGGGCATATCAGATATACACAACCGATGCTCTGAAAGCTATCGCTGATAACTGCATCAAGTATTTCGGACGGGATAACACCGCAGAAGCACTCACGAGACGCTTTGCGGAAATCATGTCCCCACGAAAGGAAGACGAACGGACAGCGGAAGAGGTTGCACAGGATATCATGGAAAATGCCGGGTTGAGTTTCAAACCGAAGGGGGAGACAGGATGAACGTTTTTGACCTTGTTGCTTCGTTGACGTTGGATTCATCCCAGTATGACGAATCCCTCGCATCGGCAGAAGAAAAGGGGTCAGGTTTTGGCTCAAAGCTAAAGACTGGACTTGCATCAGGCGCAAAGGTTGCTGTGGGAGCGGTAACGGCTCTGACAACTGCGACCATAGCCGGTGGCAAGGCTCTTATAGATGCAACTGGGAAGGTTGCTTCACAGGGTGATGCCATTGACAAGCAGTCTCAGAAACTGGGTCTGTCAGCTACGGCATATCAGGAATGGGACGCTATTCTTCAGCACTCAGGAACGTCTATATCTGCCTTGCAACCTGCCATGAAGACGCTCCAAAAGGCGGTAGAGGATGGCGGTGCGGCGTTTGAAGCACTGGGCATCAGCCAAGAGCAAGTGGCGGCAATGTCACAGGAAGAATTATTTTCTGCGACTATTACCGCACTGCAAAACGTTGGCGATGAAACAGAGCGGAACACGATTGCAAGTGATCTGCTGGGCAGGTCATATATGGAACTGCAACCGCTTCTGAACACATCCGCCGAAGACACCGAAGCCATGAGACAGGCCGTTCATGATCTTGGCGGTGTGATGTCAGATGAAATGGTAGCGGCATCAGCGGCGTATCAGGATACGTTGCAGGATATGAACACGGCGATTGACGGCACAAAAAGGTCAATCATCGAAACATTCTTGCCTTCCGTCACTGAGGTCATGGGCGGCTTGACGCAGATATTCAGCGGCGACTCTGAGTCCGGCGTTGCTCAAATCACATCAGGACTACAGAGCATGATGGATAATCTGTTCGAGATCATGCCGCAGATCATAGATGTAGCGACTGGACTGATAGAAAGTTTCCTTCAAGTCATCATCGAAAATTTGCCTGAGATCGTGATGGCGGGTGCTGATTTGCTTTTCAAACTGGTTGAAGGTATCTTAGATCAGTTGCCTACACTAATAGATGCGGTGTTTCAGTTGGTTGAGACAATTACGGCATATATCATAGAGAACTTGCCTGAACTGCTGAAAAAGGGAATCGAGATTGTCAAGAGCATCGCTCAGGGTATGATTGACAACCTTCCGACCATCATAGATGCGATTGGACAGTTGCTAATGGCTTTGGTTCAGTTCATCATCGAGGACTTGCCTGAGATCATTCAGATGGGCATAGAACTGATATTCGCCTTGGCAGAAGGTATTCTCGATAATCTGCCTGCCATTATAGATGCGATTCTGAATGTAATTACAAGCATCATAAACTATATCATAGATCACCTTGGCGACTTCATTGAAGCCGGTATCAATATTATAGTCCAGTTGGCTGTTGGTCTGATACAGGCAATTCCTAAACTGATTGCCGCATTGCCACAGATAATTTCAGCTATCTTCGACGCATTCCGAAACGTTGACTGGCTTGAAATCGGTAAGAACATTATTCAAGGTATTATCAGCGGTATCGGACAGGCTGTAGGTGCTTTGTGGGATGCCGCAGTTGCCGCCGCAAAAGCCGCTCTGAATGCCATCAAGAATATGCTTGGTATTCACTCCCCGTCCCGTGTCTTCCGTGATCAGATCGGTAAGATGATTCCTGAGGGCATGGCTGTTGGTATCGAAGCAAATACCGATGCCGTCGAGGACGCAATGGCTGATCTGTCCGACATAACTACAGACCCGTTTGCCGGAATGAACAATATCGTGCAGTTCCCGTCTAATGGGTCAGGACGTGGCGGTGTCATGGGCGGCGTTGTGATCAATGTCTATCCGAGGGAAGGACAGGACGAGGAAGAAATAGCCCAGTACGTTATGGATAGGCTGAATCAGGAATACGAAAGGGCTGAGAGGGCGTTCGCATGAGTGATTATATGATTTACGGCACAGTTGATTCAAGGGATTATGGCTTGCTCCTGCTATCCGACGAGGTAGCAGGGGCAGTTCCAGATTATGAGTCAATTTCTGTGCCGGGAAGAAACGGCGATCTGCACAGATCGAATAATCGGTGGTTCAATCGGGAACGCAAGATGGTTCTGTACTGTCCTGAGACTGCAAAGACAAGCCTTGAATCATTCATTGCCGCACTTTTGGCAGAGCCGATGTACTCCAAGATCAGTTCATCAATATGGCCTGATTTCTTCATGTACGGCACTTTCAAAGGCGGTACTGAGCCGAGAAAGTCAGTTGCCTATGAAGCAGGACGGGTGGAGATTATTTTCGACTGCAAGCCACAGAAATTTCTTACATCAGGCGAGGAAGAAATTGTCATTAGTTCGGGAGAAGAAACAAGATACTTGGAAAATCCAACTGGGTTTGTGGCGAAGCCGTTTCTGACAATACAATTTCCGAGTGGCCAGTCATTGGTAGAGATAGACTTCTCGAGTGCGTCTATCAATTCTGCATCTTTACTGGCATCAAGATTTACGAGTGTCACTCTCGACACAGAGACTATGGACTTTATTGGCTATGGCAACACTAATCTGAACTCAGCCTTTACCACTAACCATAAGGACATTTATATCCCTGCCGGAACTTCGGGGGTGGCTTGCCCTGATACTGGTACTTTCACACTACGAATGAAGCCGAGGTGGTGGACGCTATGAAGCCTATACTTTTCCCGAAAGGCACAACGACCTTCAACAATGAGGGACTTGGAAGACTGTCGGAAGCGATTTCTGCTCATGCTCTTACTGTGATCAATAGCACCTACGAAATAGACATGATCTACCCCGTTGACGGGGTGCATTTCAGCGAGATTGAAGAAGGGTCTATTATCCTTGCGCCGCATGATGAATCAGGGACGTTAGAACCGTATGAAGTCTATGCTATTTCCCGTCCGATGAATGGGAAGGTGGTCATTAATGCATGGCACATTTCCTATCAGTTACGGGGTATCGTGGCAAAGCCTTTTACTGGTCAAAGCCTATACTCCGGCTTGTCTGCTCTGAAACAGGCTTGCATGACCACGAATAACTTCACTTTCTCCACCACAAGGGCGGTTTCCTCGCCTATCACAACAACTGTGCCGATGGCAGTCAGATCGGCTCTCGGTGGAGTAGAAGGGTCTTTCCTCGATGTGTACGGCGGCGAATGGGATTTCACTGGTTTTAACTGCATCCTCAAAAACAGACTTGGACAGGATACGGATATCCACATCAAGTACGGCATAAATCTGATGGATGCCACGAAGAAAACCACGATCAATAGCTTTTGGACTGGGGTCGTGCCGTACTGGACAAGCGATGCAGGGAACGTCTATTACAATGGCGTGATATGGTCGGAATATGCTGATACTCTTGGATTCCATGTATCAATCCCCGCAGATTGTACTGGAGATTTTGAGACTGAACCTACACAGGCACAGATGCTGACATGGGGTCAGACCTATATCGCCAACAATGCAAAGTCACAGATACCCACGTCAATAGATGTATCTTTTGCCGCCCTATGGCAGACGGAAGAATACAAGGATATAGCCGCCCTGCAACGGCTTGCCTTGGGCGATACTGTGACGATAGAGTATAAGGCTCTTGGCATCGAGAACACAGCCCGTATAGTCTCCACGGACTACGACATTCTGAATGAACGATATAGCAAAATGACCATCGGACAGGTCAGGGCGAATATCGCTCAGAAACTGTCTGATGATGTGAAGGAAGTCACAAAGAATCTGCCCTCCAAAGACTGGTTTGAACAACGGCTGGCAGAAGATGCGGCTCTGATCACTGGCAACAGTGGCGGCTATATTGTTCTGAATCGTGACGTTGACGGGCATCCGCAAGAACTGTTGGTTATGGACACCCCATCCATGACAACGGCAACGAACGTTATCAGGATGAATCAAGGCGGCATCGGATTCAGCAATAACGGGTACTCAGGAACATATAACTCCGTATGGACGATCAATGGCACGTTTGACGCAGGGATGATAAACGTCATCAACCTTAACGCTTCCAACATCAATACTGGAACATTGTCTGCCTGTGACATCAATATCGGTGATGGTTCGTTCGTTGTCACCGAAGATGGTGCGGTTCAGATGGCAACCACCTATACGGACGATGAAGAACCACAGCCAGTTTATGGGTATATCAGGATTGATGGTCGTAATAACACAAGAGCATCAATAGACGGTCAACAAATAAAACTGACTGGGCAATATGGGCGAACAGAAATAGACCATCACTTGTTCTATGTTGATGGCAGGATGTACAACAATACCCGTGGCGGAATCCTGCAAATGTCAGCATATAGCAACCCACCGGGGTCGAGCTATGTGCCGTCGATTGCAATGACGAATGCGAATCAAAGTGCGACATCCATTCTTTCCCCGGTCGCTCTGTTCGTCGGCAGACCACAGGGCGGAAGCGGTACATATACAGGGCATGTGGTTACTGGAGAGTTGGAAGCCGATACACTCAAGGTGAAAGAAATTGCGTCAAATGGTGCTGAACTTGCATACACCATGATCGGCGATACGTCTCAGTCGTGGTCTTTCAGCGCAGGAAAATATAAATCCTTGGAAATAGTTGGACGCATAAACCCGTCCTCCGGGACGGCATACCGATACTTTACAATGCCTGTGACTATAGCCGCCCTTGTCAAGATAGGTGGCACTATGGTGTGGAGTCAATACGTTGAAGGTGTCAATGTACGAGTGAGTGTAGGCTACTCAAATGGAACAATAACTATAAGAATGGCAGACTCTTGGCAAGGCTTTCTTCTGCTGTGCTACGGCTACCTATAACGAAAGGATGGAGACTTTAAAATGGAGAACATAACAATCGGACAAATCATGTCCGTCTGTGGGGTTATCGTGGCGATTGGCGGCTTTGCCGGGTTCTTTTGGAAGATGTTCGTGAACTTGAAAAAATACCTGACCAAGATAATTGTCACGGAGTTAGAACCTATCAAGGACAGTCTCAAGGAACTGGATTCCAAGATCGACAAGACGGATATGCAAGCGTGCAAAAACTATCTTGTCTCATTCCTCGCTGATGTGGAACAGGGAAACATGGTAGACGAGATCGAGCGGCAGAGATTTTGGGAGCAGATGGAGCACTACGAAAAGATGGGCGGCAACGGCTACATCCATCAGAAGGTGGAGCGGCTGAAGGAAAAGAATCTTCTGTAAAGGGGGACAGGCAAGGTGGAGTACAGAATACTAAATGCAGTTTTCGGGCATCAAAGGGAGATCACAACCAGAAAACTGTATCAGTATGACTATGGACAGGAATTGCAGTTCTTTGGGCTGAATCTGCCTGATGTTTTCGAGGTGCATTTTAGCAACACAGATTCGTCGGGTACGGCGAAAACTGCAATCGGTCAGAGCGGCACTGTGGTTATCCCTGACGAATTTCTTGAGACTGGCTTACCCGTCTATGCGTGGGTATTCCTCCATGACGAACAGACTGATGGAGAAACAGAATACAAGGTCACTATCCCCGTGGTGAAAAGACCGAAAGCCACGAACGAAGAACCGACCCCCGTACAACAGGATGTGATTACTCAGACCATCGCCGCCCTGAATACTGCGGCTGAAAAGGCAGAAGATGAAGCGGAAAGAGCCGAATCTGCGGCTGATTTACTGAGCCATCCTGATGCCGTGGCGAATACTCTTGCTCCCGGCTCTTCGGCAACTGCATCGTATGCAAATGGGACTTTTACGTTCGGCATTCCGCAGGGGCTGAAAGGAGACAAGGGAGACACAGGGGAACCCGGTGCAAAGGGTGACCGTGGTGAAAAGGGTGACAAAGGTGACCAAGGCGAACGTGGCGAACAGGGCGAACAGGGCATCCAAGGTGTCCCCGGAGAGAAAGGCGAAAAAGGAGACCGGGGAGAACAGGGCATCCAAGGCGAAAAGGGTGACAAGGGCGATACTGGCGAAACTGGAGCAACAGGGGCAAAAGGCGATCCCGGCGAGGGCATCGCTACTGGCGGCACACCGGGACAGGCACTTGTAAAGGCAAGCACCACCGATTATGCGACCCGGTGGATGTCCATCCTCCCCGAAGACACGGCAAGCGGCTCTGTGGCATCTTTCCCGGACGGATCGGACGATCTGCCGATGGGTGTGGTGGTAGACATCGACCCCGTGCAAAATTTACATGGATTTGATAATCCGTGGCCGGGCGGTGGAGGGAAGAATCTGCTGAATCTCAACACTAATGTGACTGTGCTAACTGGTTCTGTACCATCAGCAGTGACAATCACGAGCGGAGACGGAACGGCAACAATCACGGAAACCTATTACGACAGAAACGCAAATAAATTCGGCTGGGAGTTCAAGACCGAAGAAAATCAGGAATACACCATTAGTGGATTACATCAAAGTACAGCACCTACGACAATTAAAGTCTATTCGGCAGACGGTGGCTTGCTTATTAGCTTCAATCAGGCGGCGGACTCTCAAATTAATCATACATTTAATTCTGGCTCGAATACAACGTTATACTTTTATGCGTCTATCACATCGTGGTCGCAGACAATTACTCTTTCAAATGTCCAAATTGAAAAAGGCTCAGCCGCCACCTCTTATGCTCCCTACTCCAACATCTGCCCGATCAGCGGATGGGACGGGGCGAAGGTCACGAGGACGGGGAGGAATCTATTGGATGGCTCTTTGCTTGTAAACCCGACAACGAACATCAAGCAAGTGCAAGTGCAATTAAAAGCGAATACCAAATACACGGTAAGCACAGACTGCTCGCAACCGACTCCCGGTGTAGCAAATTTGTTCGCTTTCCTGCCTGGCGAGACAGCATCGTCATCATCAAATGGGGTATCTAATTTGCATCCGAGAACGGTTACAACTGGAGCAGACGGAATACTTGTAATTGGATATAGGAATTATGGAGGAACGCAAACTTCAATATCCGATTGTAATAATCAAATTGAACTTGGTTCTACCGCCACCGCCTACGAACCCTACACCGCCGTCACCCATGAGATTCCCTTCAGCACCGAGGTGTATGGTGGCAAGCTGAATGTGGAGACGGGGGAGCTGGTGGTGACGAATACATTCGACGATTTAGGAACGCTTAACTGGAAAAAAAGTTCCTCAACGGAAGGAGGATTCTATGCAACACCAAGCAAACAATACCCCGGAAATTCGTCAAATATTATGCTGTGTGATGGATATGGTTTTGACGGGGCACGAAGCACTCCGTCGTATTTCCCTGATAATGGAAAGTTTACATATTTCCCTTCTTCGTCAGTTAGAGAAGTATATTTCAGAAACACATCATTTTCATCGGCCGCTGATTTTAAGGCATCAGTAAACGGGCTGAAGATTGTCTATCCTCTCGCCAACCCCATCACCCTCACCCTCGACCCTGTAGAAATCCGCTCCCTTCTCGGTGACAACAACGTGTGGAGCGATACGGGCAACACTTCCGTAACCTACAAGGCCGACATTCAGAAATACATCGACAAAAAAATCTCTGCCGCCGTGGCGGCTATGTCATAAGGAGGACTAAATCATGTATGAGACTTTAAAATCCCTTATCCTTCAAGGCGGCTACATCCTTCAGCGGATGGAGCAGACCATTGAACGGCACTATGTTCGTGGCAACCTGACAGAGGAGCAGAAAGCCGATTTGCTGTCCATCGCCGCTGAACACGCTGACGAAGCGAAGGAAATTGACATCATTGCCGTGCTTGCCGATATCGAACACCGCCTGTCCGTCCTCGAATCCGCCGGTGTGGTGGTCTGGAAAAGCGGCATGAGTACCGCAAAGGGTCAGACCGTCCTCTATGATATTCTGAAGGATGGAATCCTCCGCTACTGCCGATATGACGGTGGTCGCTCTGCTACGGCTCTGTCTCCGGGAAAGATCGAGGGATGGGTCATCCTTTCGGGTGCTGGCGGTTCTGTGACGCATCGAGTCGAGAGGGATGCAGAGGGCAATATTATTCTTGTTCCCGTGGAAGAGGCAGAGGAGTAAATCTTACAAAATGTAAGAAAACGACCTGATTCCTGAAGCAAATCGGTATTTTTGGGGAATTTATTCGTTCATATTGAGAAAAAATCTCCGAATACGCACGGTTACTCAAGATTACTCAAGATTACGGAAAGGAGCAAATCATGAAAATTCCTGACAAACTGTACAACATTCTCAAATGGGTAGTTGTGATCGTTCTCCCGGCTATCGCATCGGCATACTGGGGACTCTCTCAACTTTGGGGCTTTCCTTATGCGGAGCAGATCGTCGGAACGATCAGCGTAATCGAGACATTCCTTGGTGCTATTATCGGTATCTCGACTCACGCTTACTACAAGGGTCAGAATGGTGTGATCAATGACAAAGAGTGAAGCTGTCAGCAAGCTGATCGCCTGGGCAGAGTCTCAGGTAGGCTATAAGGCCGGTCCAAATCAGGACAATCGGTACGCAAGGCTGATCGACAGTATCGATGGATGGATGAACACGCTCAAGAATTTCCACGATTGGTGTACGCTGTTCGTCTGTGCTGGGTTCGACGAGTGCTTCAACTATCCCACGGCAAGGGAAATGCTCCGTCAGCCTACGTCCTCGCTTGGGGCTGGGTGCAAGTATGCCGCAAGGTATTACAAGCAAGACAATGCCCTGTTCGATACACCCGAAAAGGGAGATCAAATCTTTTTTGGTGCTGAAGGTGACGACCATACTGGAATCGTGGTTGACGTTCGCCAAGGCAATGTTTACACCATCGAAGGTAATACGGGCGATTATCCGGGAGGGGTGGCGAAATGTACATACGATCTTTCTGATCGATGGATTTATGCCTACGGCAGACCTGATTGGTCACTCGTTGCTGACGTTCCTTCCCTTGCTCCGGCTGACTACCATGCAGAGCCTGACAGGATATGGGATTATCTTTCCAACTGGCTCGGAAACGATTTCGGTGCGGCTGGTCTGATGGGAAACCTTGAAGCGGAGTCCGGGCTTGTGGCGGCTATCGTCCAATATGGGTCAGGGTGGTCTTCCGAGGACTACACTGAAGCGGTGGATGATGGGACATACAAGGACTTTTCCGACGATGGGAACGGCTACGGGCTTGCCCAGTGGACGTATCACACTCGCAAAGAAAAACTCCTGCGTCATGCCCGTTTAATGGAAGCATCAATCGGAAACCTCGACTGTCAGCTTGACTATCTGTCTGCGGAAATAGAAGCGGAATATCCTTCTGTCTTTTCCATCCTCAAAAAAGCCACCTCTGTCGCACAGGCTTCGGATGCGGTACTCCTATGGTACGAGCGTCCGGCTGATCAGAGCGTGGAGAATCTTGAACGCAGACGGGCACGAGGGCAGAAGTTCTATGACAAATATCATGGCTCTGAGCCTGAGCCTAAACCTACACCATCGGGAGGAAATGAAGAAGTGATCAGAATCATGGGAATCGGTGACGAGGGTGCGGATGTTGCATCTGTACAGGGAATGCTTGAATATCACGGCTACGACTTGCGGTACTGCGGTGGCTGTGATGGAATCTTCGGCGAGGGTACGGAATATGCCGTCAAAGCCTTCCAAAAGGAACATGGCCTGACCGCAGATGGGGAAGTGGGCAATATCACATGGGATGCTCTTATCAATGAGTGACATGGACGAAAAGGAAAGCAGAATTCAAGTCCCGTATATAGTATACGAGGGCGCAATGGCGGTGATTGACGATCTGATGAACGCTTTAAGCGTACTTAATCCAAGACTATACGAAAGTGTAATTGACCGATTATAAACAAAAAGACCCCGGAAAAATCCGGGGACTTTTTGTAGAGAGAGGTTGTTCCAAAGGTCTACACACACAAAAGAAAGGTATCACACAATACAAGAAAGGAGATGAAAAAACCATAGTCATTATATCACGGATAGAAAAAAGTTTCAAACTTTTTTAGAAATTTTAGAAAAAGTGATTGACATATTATATATAATATGGTATTATATGGTTGACCGTTAAGTAAGACATAAAAATTAAAACATAAGGAGATCACACAAAATGATGCATCACGAATTTGAGGAACTTGCAGGATATGAGGTAAGCTTCGAAACCTACAACAATATTATCGAGCCCATGTACATGGCACTTCCCGAAAACATAACTAAACAGCAGTTCGTGAAGATGCTTGACAAGAAAGCCTTCGCCCTTCCGAAACCCGAGAGTTTTCTAAAGCAGGTAAAGAAAGAAGCAAATCACCTGTATGAAATCTGCGGCAGATATACCGACTATGAAAGCGAAGAAAGAATGACGAAAGCCGCCAAGGATTACATGAAGCGTAAATACAACATTGACTGGAACAAAGATCAGGAAGCGTTTTGTTACTTCAAAAAAGAATATGAGTTTCCGACACTTGGAAGAGGATGCACTTACCCCGTTGAGCTTGTTATCGGAAAAGGGAAATATGAGTACGAAAGAATCAATCTGATCAAGTAAATCGCAGAGTGACGGGCGAAAGCCCGGAAATGCGGGGACGAAAGTCACGGTCACAACCCCGGATAGAAAATCACACATAAGGAGATAAAGAAATGACCCTCACAACGAAAGAAACCCTCAACAACGTTAACAGCAAGATCAGAGCAATGGAAGCTATCAAGAAGTCCTACGGACTGAACCGCCTGTACATCAGGGATGTCTGCGAAGAACTGAGCATCTTCGACTGGTGGAACGAGACCCTTTCCTTGACCCAGTTAAAGCAGATGAAGAAATTCCTCGAAACGGCAATCACCCTCGGCTATACCGGGTATGCCTGCTTCAAGGTCGGAGCAAAGTATTGCTCTCACGGGATGTGGGCTTATAAGGCGGAAAGCACGGACGGCTACAGCCCGGACGGCGAGTGCATCTTTCATAGTTTTCGAAACGGCGATAACTACTGGGATGCAGAAAACGCAGACGGCGAGTGGATGCACGACGGGAACGACAGATATGGCTTTACCTTGGCAGAGGTCAAGGAGTTCATCAGCAAGTAAGACAAAAAGCCTGACCTACCGGGCATATACGGGGAGAAAGGAAACACACATGGAAATCACATTTACAATCAGCGGGGGGAAACATTCGCTCAACATTTGGACAAGAAGTGCCTCGGCAGACGTTGAGGACAGGAATATTGAGATTCCAAGATTTGCCCTGTTCGATGTAATGACAAGGCTTTCAGAAAAGTATAATAACAGGAAGCCTGTTATCGCAGTCCTGTTCGACTGCGAGTAAAATAACAAGCCGAGCCGGGGCGGCATATCCCCGGCAGAAAGGAAATCACACATGACTTACAAAGAGTATCGAGACGCAAGGCAGGCAGAGTTCGACGCACTTCCCATCTTCTGGGCGTTCGGACGGAATCAGTTCAAGCAGGCGATGGAAGAACGGGGGCTGAAGGAGACGGACACGGACAAGATTTACAGCTTCGGCGGTGGCGGCTTCTACCTGAGAAGCGATGCACAAATCATCCGGGACTATTTCAGCAAGCCTGATCCCCTTCGGGAATTGATGAAAGATAAAGAGTTTGCCGTATCGGCTTTTTACTACGAAATGGCGAACCACGAGTATCACATCAACAACTGGCAAGGTGACTGGGACGTGTGCAGTTGCTTTTCCGAGAAGGAACTGGAATACGAGGACGGCAAGAACTTCATCGACTACCTGCACGAAGCAGGATATGACGACAAGGTTGTGGACTACTACATGGAAGCGGCGAGACAATTTCTGCGTGATGCAGACGAAAAAGGGTGGTATTGATGAAGCGATACAAGTACGGAATGCGGCTCCGGGGTTTCAGCCCCGGTTGCCAGCCGTCCGGGGTGAAGGACAGAATGGACGACGAGACCGGGAAGTACTGGGACATAATCGTGTATTACAGGGAATTGACCGAGACCGAGATCAAGGACTACGAACTTGACTACCTCGGGGAAGAATGATAACATCACGGAAGGAGGTGCAGAAAATGTCAGCAGAAACCAACGCAAAGAAAATCGCCCAGATCAAGGCGAGCGGATATGCCGCTCAAAAGAAGTGGGCGAAAAAAACCATGAAGTCTGTGCAGGTGCTTTTACACCGGGAGTACGAAGCGGATGTCATAGCCTTTTGGGAAGGACTGGACAACAAGCGGCAGTGGTTTATCGATACCTGCCGCCGGGCTATGATAGACGAATAGTTATGATCGAACCCTTTATAAAAAGTATATACGGAGGATATTATAACCCGGAGCGGTAGAAAAGTAAATATTTTTAGAAAAAAGTGAAAAATATAGAAAATAGGGGTTGATTATTTTAGAAAAATTTAGTAGAATATAGTTGACCGTTGGAGATTGAAAACTGAATAGGAAAGGCAAGCAAGCAGGAATGAACTGGGTTCAGGTAGGGCTACATGCAGAGTGACATGGCGGTCAGGCTGGCTACGAGCCAGACGGATGGATGTGTAAGACAAGAACCCGGTAAAGATACCGAAGAAATCAGGGACGACATGGAAAGTGAGCAAAGTGATTCGAACTTGGGAAGAAAACGAATCAGGGATAGCCGATATCCACTAATACCCATAGTCAAAGCCGTCAAGAGGAAGAATCGGTCAGCGAGAGGACACAGTACTTGCCGAGCGGACAAGTTGCGAGCTGTCGGGAAAGCCCGAAGTGAAGCACCTGCTCATCCTACAGTTTTCAATCTCCCGGTCGTCACCCCGGACTTTGACAAGTGAATAGAAAAGGAAGATCACACATGACAGAACAGGAACAAGAGGTCATCCTGACCCGGCAGGAGCTTGCGGAATCGTACAGCGATCTGGAGCCGAGAAAGGAAGACCCGAATGAGAACTACTAAGCGAGGAAAATCACACATGACAAACGCACAGATTATCAGCGAAGCAAGATTCGCACTTATGGAGCAGGGAATCATCGGGACAACCGGGAGAGTCCTGCAGGTTGTAGATGGCGAAGGGAACCAGACAGAAATCCCTGAGCCGGAAGAAATTCACACCTATCAGGCGTGGAAGGAACTCGGCTATCAGGTACAGAAGGGGCAGAAAGCAATCGCCCAGTTCACCATCTGGAAGCACACAACGAGAAAGAACAAGGAGACGGGCGAAGATGAGCAGAAAATGTTCATGAAAAACTCGTCCTTCTTTAAGCGGTCTCAGGTGGAAGCAATCGCCTGAGCCGCTCGGCCGCCTTAGCTCAAAGGCAGAGCGACCGCCTTGTAAGCGGTTGACGAGTGTTCGATTCACTCAGGCGGCTTGCCCGTAAAGGGCAAATCTAATAATCGTACTGGGAATGTGATATTCAGGGCGTTATTAGATGCAACATCGGTCAACGATCAGGATGCATACGGAGTGCAGAAAGATCGAGCGTCGGTAGATCAAGCCATAAGGCTATAGGAAGATCGGCGGCGTACAGGAGCAGGACTGAATGAGGATATCATGCTTATCTATAGGAGTATTTCTGCGAACACTACTATAATCCGATTTCAATCCTACTGCCGCAGACGGGGGTTCGAGTCCCCTTCGACGCTTTTACTTTTGAGGAAAGGAGGAAGGCTGGATGGCTGTATTAACAATTCCAGAAGCTTGCGAGATCACGGGTCTGTCCCGAAAGCAACTCGTGAGTTTCATGGAATCGGGGGAATGGGACATCGGCGAGATTGTCCAGAAGCCGGGGGCACGGTACAAGAGCTATATCATCTGGTCACACAAACTCGCCCATGTGATGGGCGTATCAGATGCGGCGATCACAAAAAGGCTGGCGCAGATGGATGAGCGTAAACGTCTCCGCAAGTAACACACCTGACCCGGTGCTTGTCCGGGCGGTACTAAAAACAACAGCAGAAAGAGGTATGAGCCATGACGAGAAGTCAGAAAAAGGAACGGGAGCGGTTAAGAAAGCAGGTTGAATGGTGCAAAGAGATTGCCCTCGACCATTATATCAACGGACGGAGCGAGCAGGAAGCTTACTGGGAAGCGGAAGCCCGCAAGGCACAGCAGAAGATCATGAACCTCTATCCGAGGTACAGAAATCATGAAAAGATCGAAAGACGTCGGGTTTACGTTGCGGTTATGCCCGAACTCCCGGCGAGATCGTTCTGATAGAAAAATCCCAGTAACAGAAAACGCCCCGCCGAGCAAGGGGCTCAGGCGAGACGCTTAGAAAATCACACAAGCCGATTATATCACGGCAGAAAGGCAATTGCAATGTTTGAATTTGAAATCGTAACAGACTCCCGTGTGTGGGACGACGATCTGAAGAAGATGCACAATGTTACAGTGACTGGAAAGGCTGTCGGGAATATCGAAGACCACCTGAAAAACGTGATCATCTGCGAAGATAAAACCGGGCATCCTATGAAGTTTATCAAGATCGGGGATGCGGTCGTTCCGCTGTACCTCGTGAATCACATTACAATCAAGAAGGTGAAGGAATGAGCACACTATATGATCTGACGGCAGAGTACAGAACCCTGCTGGAAATGGCAGACGACCCGGAGATTGACCCGCAGGCAATAGCGGACACGATGGACAGCATCACCGGGGAGATTGAGGACAAGGCTGATGGCTACGCAAGGGTACTTGCTCAGCTTGACGCAGATGCGGAAGCGGCTGAGAAGCAGGCGAAACGCCTTGCTGAAAGAGCAAAAGCAATCCGCAGTAACATGGACAGAATGAAGGAACGGCTGAAAACAGCCATGATCGAGACCGGGAAGACCAAGTTCAAAACGGAGCTGTTCTCGTTTAGCGTCCGAAATAACGGCGGCAAGCAACCGCTGGTCTACACCGTGAACCCGGCAGACCTTCCGAAGGAATTCAGACGGGAAAAGGTGACCTACAGCCCGGACGACGATGTTATAAGGCGGTATCTTGACAACGGCAACACAAGCGACTTCTTCCACTACGGGGAGAGAGGTCAGAATCTTCAGATTAAGTGAAAAGGGGTAAAACATGGAACCTATCAGAGACAGCATGGAAATTCTGAACGGCGTTCAGACGATTATGCAGGAGATCGGAGCAATCGGCAAGAACAGCAGGAACACGATGCAGGGATTCAACTTCAGGGGCATCGACGACGTGATGAACGTTCTGCACCCTCTGCTGACAAAAGCCCATGTGGTTATCGTTCCCACCGTGATCGAGGTGTCGAGAGAGGAAAGGCAGAACGCAAGGGGTACAACATTGATCTACTCTGTTGCAAGGGTGCGGTACACGTTCATGTCCACCGTTGATGGCTCGACTATTGAGACCGAGGTAATCGGCGAGGGAATGGACAGTGGCGACAAGAGCATCAACAAAGCCATGAGCATCGCAATGAAATACGCATGTTTCCAGATTTTCTGCATCCCGACAGAGGAAATGGTTGACCCGGATGCCGAGTCCCATCAGGTAGCACCGAAAAAGCCTGAGTACCCGCAGGAATTTGTGGACGCTTGCAAAATGAAAGCAGGCGGCTCGACACTTGGGAAACTGTACAAGGAAAACAAGCCGCTGTATGAGAATCTTCGGAACACCGGGAGCGACGCAGAAAAGGCGGCAATCGCCATTATTGACAAGTATATGGAGGACAGAAAATGAATAACGTGATCATCATCGGAAGACTGACAAGAGACCCGGAGCTTCGCAGATCGCAAGCAGAGAAAGAAACCACCATCTGCCGCTATTCGTTGGCAGTGCCGAGGGGCGGCAGGGACAGCGAGACCGACTTTATAAACATTGTTTCCTTCGGAAAGACGGCAGAGTTCGCCGAGAAGTATTTCCGCAAGGGAATGAGGGTTGCCGTTCAGGGGCAGATCAGAACGGGTTCCTTTAAGGGAAAGGACGGCAACACCGTCAAGACCTTCGAGATTATGGTCAACAATCAGGAGTTTGCTGATGGCAAGCAGGATGCCCAGCCAGTACAGACCGCCCCGGCAAAGGAGCAGGAGACCTTCGAGCCTGTTGCTACGGAAGATATTGACGAGGATATGCCCTTCTAAGAGACGTAAAGGGGTCAAGAAGCGATTCTAATTAGAAAGTTGAGGAATTATGCCATGACAGATAAAGATTTGATTCTCGAGCATTTAAAGCGGCATGGGAGCATTACGACTCTTGAAGCGATTCAGGAGTACGGATGCACCCGGCTGTCGGGTCGTATATATGACCTGCGGAAAGAAGGGTACGCCATCAAGACAGAAGTGGCGAAAGTGCCGAAACGTGGCGGTCGAGAGGTGTATGTTTCCCGGTACAGCTTAGAAGGTGAGCAGAATGTCTGACGTTAAGTGGATCAAGTTGCAGGTCGATATCTTCGACAATCGCAAAATCAAGCAGATCAGGAAACTCCCGGAGGGGACGGACATCTGCCTGATGTGGTTTCAGTTGATGTGCCTTGCCGGACAGATCAACAACTACGGGCAGGTGTATATCACGCAAGACATTCCGTACACCGTGGAGACCCTTGCGACCGAGTTCGATATGCCGCTCCAGACCGTCAAGCTGGGTCTGAAAGTTTTCGAGCAGTTCGGCATGATCGAGGTCATTGACAACATCCTGAAATTGTCCTCTTGGGAAAGGTATCAGTCACTTGAAAGCCGGGACAAATACCGGGAATATCAGCGGAATTATCACCGGGAATACCGGGCGAAGCAGAAAGCCCTTGCGAATCCCGACAGCGTAAATAATGACGTAAATGTTTTGCGTAAAGGTTTACGTAAATGTGACGTAAATACGGAAGAAGAAAGAATAAAGAATAAAGAAAAAGAAAAAGAAGAAGAATCAGAAGAAAGAGAGAGAGAGAGCAAGCCCACCCGGCACAAATATGGTGAGTACAAGAATGTTCTTCTTTCTGACGATGATCTTGGAAAGCTGAAAGCCGAGTTTCCGAACGACTGGCAGGATAGAATCGAACGGCTGAGCGAGTATATAGCCCAGACGGGAAAAACTTACAAGAACTATCTTGCAACTATACGGGCGTGGGCGAGGAAAGACAAGGAACAGCCGCAGGCGAAGCCAGTGAAGCAGGAGCAGAGAAAGGGTTCTTACTTTGTCGAGCATACTGGTGGAATGAGCTACGAGGACTACATGAAAAATGCGGTTTCCGCAGACGAGGACGAGGACGACGACGAACTGCCGTTCGGAATAAAGTAAAAAAGGGGGAAAATCACACATGAGCACGAAAGTTGGGTACGTTTACGAGACAAAGGACTACTGGAAGTTCAAGCACCTGCTTGGGAATCGGAGCATTGAGCAGTCACGGGTCAATGCCGTGATCGAGAGTATTCAGGCTGTCGGGTATGTTATGTCTCCGATCATTGTCAATGAAAAGATGGAGATCATCGACGGGCAAGCCCGGCGGGTCGCACTCGAAAAACTGGGTCTCCCGGTTCACTACGTCGTTGCAATGGGGGCAGGGGTTGACGAGTGCATCCAGCTGAACATCAAACAGACAAACTGGAAGATGGAGGACTACATCAACTGCTATGCGGAACTCGGCAACACATCGTATAAGTACCTGAAAATCCTTTACGACAGGTACGGGAAGACTTTGACGCTGAAGCCGATAGCCTATGCATTGAGAGGAGCTTCGCAGATCAATGAATTTATCAAGGCAGGGAAATTCACCTGCACTGCTGAACAGTATTCAAACGGGCAGAAAGCCCTCGAATACATCAACCTGTTTGATGGGGCAATAGGGAATAAAGCCGGGTATCGGAGCAATTACTTTGTGGCACTTGCGTTCTGCTATGATTGCCCGGCTGTGGATAACAAGAAAATGCTTGAAATGGTCAAAAAGCACAATCTCGATATTGTCCCGGTTGTGAGTGTAACACAGGCGGTTGAGGTGCTGGAAAAGATATACAACACCCGGGCGAGGACTAGGGTCTACATCCTGACTGAGTACAGGAAAGACTATGAGAAGAAAAAACAGGAATATCGAAACAGCTACTATAACGGGAGGAAAGATAATGCCGTTCCCGATGTCGAAACCGACTTGGCTTGACGATCACTACAGAAGGATTGAGCAAGCAGAAAAGAAGAAAAAGGCCGTTCCTGACGAAAAGCGTTGGGAACGGCTGTCCAGAAAAGACTTCATGGAAAGGATGGCAAAAGATGGACACGTACGGAAAGAGACTGATGGCGGCGAGGAAGTGCAAGGGAATGTCGATGCAGGAGCTTGCGAGAAAGGCTAAAGTCTCTGTGCCTTACATCTACAAGGCGGAGCACGATCAGCTTGCCGAACCGAGAGTAACGGCAATCGGCAAAGTGGCACAAGCCCTCGGAGTACAACCCGGATGGCTGGCTTTTGGTGACGGCGGAGACCCTTACGAAAAGCACGCCGTCTGGAAGCTCGAAGTCGAAACACCCGGAAAGTGCAACACATACCGCTGTTCTCGGTGCGGAAGGATACAGGAGTTCAGACCGTGGATCAATGTCAGATATTGCTGGTACTGCGGTGCGAAGATGGAAAGGAGCGAGGAAGATGGCTGATCTGATTGACAGACAGAAGGAACTTCCTTGGAATCTTGGAGATGGTTTAGAAAACGTATGCAACAGCGTGATGCGGAAATTGAAGTATGCAGGTCATGTTCTGGAAGAGCGAAACCGCACAATCATTAACCTTGACAGCTATGAAGTAACGGCGATGATCTGGGCGATGAATGAGTACATCCATAGTGGCAGGTTTGCCGAATGGGTTAGGACAGGAGGGACAAAATGAGCGACCTGATTGACAGACAGGCGGCGATGGATGCCCCGGAGATATTTACAAAGGATTGTAATCCAGAGCATTTTGTTGGGCATCAAAAGTTTATTGAATACATGGATAATGCTGAAATTGGGAGTTTTGGAAATTGGCAATTTGCGAACGGGTTCAATATGGGTTTGACAGCGGCAGAGGTTGCGATACAGAACTTGCCATCCGCACAGCCAGAAATCATACGGTGCAAGGATTGCAAATACTACAACCCCATCGGGGTATGTATAGAAATGAGTTCGGCGGTTTGTGAAGACTCATTCTGCTGTTGGGCAGAAAGGAGAACCGATGAGACTGATGATTGATGCGAACGAACTGAAGAAGAAAAAGAAACACTCATATAAAGAGTTTTTCGAGAATGTGGTCAGCGTCGCAGATATAGATAATGCTCCGACCATTGAAGTCGTGCTATGCAAGGATTGCTTGTTTAGGCGTGATGACCATTGCGACAATGTAGACTATTGGATTGA